TGTATGTTAACATTACCTCTTCCTGCGTCCTTACCTTTCTCAAAGTAGGACATTGGTAGCACACGATCAATACACATCTTTAAACATGCTACCTGATCTTTGTCTTCATCATCTAATGCCTTCTTGATGATAGTATTTATTACTGTTTCACCACTAGTTGCTAACAATCGTGCATGAAACTCTTTGATTCTTGCAGCTTCACCTGGAGGTCTACCAACAACACCACGTTTCTTCTTAGCTTCAACCTCTGTTTTACGTGGTCTTCCTCTTTTTCTTTTTACAGGTTTATCTTCAAGGGTCAAATGATTATCCTTTATGTTATTAATTAATACTATGTAGTTAAAGACGAGGGATAATAGTAATAATAATTATAGTTTGCTCTTAGTCTACATAGTAGAGCAGTATTATATCATACTTTGAGGTATTTGTCAAGCATTATTTGCATAGGTTAGTACTATCCAGAGATTTTTTTTGTAGGGGACACCTACTATTTAGTTCTAAATGAGCATTATCCAGACCATATACTAACTTATTGATTCTAAATGTACATTCTTCTTACTATTTTTTATTAATATATGCAGTATTGTGCATGTTTAATTCACTTTTTTTTGTGTCTGTTAGGGTATATATATAATTGACAAGGCTGCGCTGCCCCCTCCCCCCATCTGTACAGGCGTGTATAAACAGGTACCTGCGCGCGTTATAAGGAACATGCGCGTAATAAGGCTCACGCGTTCCTTATTTGATCTTGACAGCGTTATGTTATAACATCACAGCATTCCTTATCTGATCTAGGCAGCGTTATGTTACAACATCACATCGGTGAATGAATATATGTCGTAGGGTGCATATTTACCGCAACCGAGAGGTAGGGTAGGTTATGTTATAACATATCATTTCATCGGTATATATAACGCGTGCGCGCGTGTTTCATCTTTGGGAATAATCATCGATTAGTTATCGGCACGAGGGAGTAAATTATTTTTAAATTAATTTATTAATGAAATCAATCAGTTATAAATTATTTTCATATATTTTGCAAAATATTTGCTCAAGGGGCTTGACAGTGGTCAGGCTTAGGAATTAATATCTTTCTCACGTTATCGGATCAAGGTTCTTTTTGGTTCAAGGGAAGAATACTCAACCATCTGCCACGGCGGACATTATCTAAATAGGTTGAGCAAATTAGATCCTCCGATGACCCTCCGTTAAGGCGCGAGGTTTTTTAGATATCTAACATGCCGTGGCATGGTCTAAAAGACTGATAAAATCGCATCACTGGCGGAACATCAAGGCACCTAGCTTGATTGTCATTAGCTAACAAGGCGAACGATTAAGATACCTTAAAAGCATAACAATGATAAACAGGCTAATGCCTCTAGCGTTTTAAATAATAGAGCGTTAGACGCATTAACAACATGGAGGCTTATAATGCAACAGTATGAAGACCTAGAAAAGATAGGAACGCAGAAATATAAAGATAACAATTTCTGCGCTGTAATTGCTTTATCAGTAGTTACAGGCTTATCTTTTAAAAGAGTAAAAAGAAAATTGGAAAAGTTCGGCAGAGTACATCGACAAGGCACGATGACTGGTACGATGCTAAAATTTTTAAAGTGTTATGATGTAGATTATCAATGGTTACATTTTAACAACCGTCCGACAGTTGGCGAATTAGTAAAACAAGGTTCAAAAGGTACGTTTTTATTGTTTCAACGTGAACATGTTTCTGCTATGGTAGATAGTGATTTGAATGATCACACAAACCCAAACAGGAACGATAAAAGGAAACAATATTCAAAAGCAAGAGTTTTACAAGTCTTAAAAATAAACAAATAGGAGAAATAAAAATGAAATTACATCACACAGAGTACAAAAAGAACTACATTAATTATCTACTAGCAGAGAACGAATGCACCATAGATGATATTTGGGATAGGTTTATAGACGAGTACTGGCAACGTATTGATAAGGTAGGGCAACGAGTCGCAATGATTGAATGGTTGCAAGGTCTAGCACTGGTCATGCCTTGCTACTATGATGATATCGTTCAACTTGCCATAGATATGGGGAGCATTGACGAGAATCCAAGCGAGGAACTGAAAGATAAAATACAGGAAAACTATTTCGAGTTCATGGCAAATATAATTCTATCCAACCCACCAAGTGAAAAAGAGGGAGAGTTATTATTTGGCGGTGTATATCAAGGCAGAGTTTACGCATAAGGGAGAAATAAAAAATGGAAATAACAATCAAATCTAAGGATGTATACGGGCGGACGTTGTATTATCCAGCATGTGAGAGGGCGGAGTTGTTCGCCCAACTCACGAACAAGACAACGCTAACACCTGAGACGCTGGAAATAGTTAAGAAGATGGGATATACTATCAACATGAAGCAATCAACTTGGAGGTAATACAATGGCTTACTACACACACACCGAGCAACCAATAGGTAGATTTATCTTGAGAGAAAACTCTAATCACTTTGAGTACTCTCTCAATGATGAGGTAGATGACTACTCTAGGAGCATGGCAGAAAAATATCCTCATAGGGTATGGGTGGGTGGCAAAGGCTTAGGCGGTGGGAGTGGATGGCGATATGCTAGAGTTCTAAAAACTGTGGCACATGTTGTGATAGATGAGGCAGACGATGGCTCACCTGTTGTAGAGAAGTGGGAACTTAAATCTAATATCAATTACTAGGAGTTAATACAATGACATACACAGAGAGCAGGAAATCTTACAGCATTAGAACCAAAAGCGGAGAGCCTATCATCACGTTTCAAGATGAGCACGAGGCGATGCGCTACTGGCGAGACATAGAAGAGCTAGTAATGGAGCATGGACACATCATGTGCGTAGATGAGACAACCATTGTATCAAAGGAGATAGAGTTATGATTAAAGATTTTATATGGTTGCTACCACGTGCAGTGTGCGTGGTGGTTGTTGTTCATTACTTTGTTAAAGGAGTTACATTATTATGACTTATGATTACGGAGATGCAATCTTTAATGAGGCTACCGAGGAGGCTGGTGGCTACGTTGTATGGGTAGGGCATAGGGGTACCCTCTACGAGGAGGAAGTAAGGGCGTGTGAGGCTTATGACGACCTTACAGAGGGCATGACAGAGGAGGAGGTACTACGCAATGAGATAGGTATGGAAGTGATACCTGTGTCGGAGCTTGCTTCCATCCTATGGAACAAGGCAGTCAGTGTTCAACAATAAGTGTATGAGATATAGGGGTGGACTATGAAGGATAATTTATTAATGTTGTTGTTTCTGTTGGTGCTCGCAGGTATTCATGTGGGTGTATTATTATGGATGATATGGGGTGTGTATTATGTTATCTGATAAGGCGGGGCAGAAGAGAAGGCAAGAGTTGATGGACAAGCACAAGAAAAAGAGAGGAGGTTTTTACTTTACAACTGAGAGTCAACTCTGTACTATGTACAATACGTATCGTGTTGATCGTGCGTTGGAGATTTATTTATTCAGACCTAACAAGGAGGTGAAGCATGAAGAGTTATAAGTTATATGTTGAACTGTTGTACACCAAAGAGGTGCAAGCTGAGAGTTATGAGGATGCAATAGCACTTGCAGAGGATGGGTCTCTTGATGATTTCTTTGAGTGGGAATGCCGAATAGTTCAGGAACACGCTGAAGAGTTACAAGGCAGACCAGACGAGAAGGACGCTCCACCTAGAGGGATAGTATAATGGGTAAAAAACTTACAGAGGAGGAAAAGAAAGAACGCAAGCGTTTAAGGGACAAGCTGTGGTATGAAAAGAACAAGGCACGAAAGAAAGAAGCTCATCGACTATGGCACGAAGCTAACAAGGAAAAGGCTAGGGCTTACAGTCGGGAGTACTATTATAATAACAAGGACAAGTCTAGGTTTCGTTGTAAGAAACGAAGGCAGATTAAGATACGAGCTAGACCGTCTTGGTATGAGTCAGAGAAGGGCGAGATTAAAAAGCTCTATCGAAAGGCTAAAGAGTTGGGGTTAGTGGTTGACCATATCGTTCCATTGAATTCTGAACTAGTATGTGGTCTACATACTTTATCTAATCTACAACTGTTAGACCCTATTGAGAATAGGAAAAAATATAATTTATTTTTAGAGGAGTTAACATGAAAGACATGACACCGTTCCAATGTGGACAAGAGGATTCATTCTTTAATCGTGAGCTTAACCCTCGCATGATAGAGGACGGGGTGATCCATACTCTATCTGAGGTTGAGTTAATCAAGGAATACATTAAGGGTTACATAGATACGGAGGAATTTTATGCGATGTAAATCTTGTAATGAGGTACTGTCTGAGTACGAGGCAAGCATGAAGTCAGCAGAAACTAAGGAGTTCCTAGACCTGTGCGTCAGTTGTGCTAAGGACACAGGCGTACACAGCTACGGTAATACCTCATTGATGCACGAGTACGAGGACTACCCAGAGGACTTAGACCTTGACAATATAAGCGGAGTACTCTACGGTGGTATCAGCGTAGACGATCACTAACTAAAGGAGAAACAAAATGGATGACGAATACTACGATCAAGATGGACACGAGTACGAGATGACAGTGGCACAAGAGGAGGCGTGGCAAGAGGAGTCTTATCAGGAGGGGTTGCTGTCTGATTTGTACAACTCAATCAACGGTAACGACTACCCTATCGAGAGACAGATCGAGGTGCTACAACGTGCGTTCAATGTGCGTGGATATAAAATTGTACCGGATCAGTAAATCCATGCTAAAATATTTAACTTAGTTATCAATTAATTATTACTTATTATTATTTATTATGAATAAAATAAAAACACATCAACCATGTAATGACTGTGGCTCTTCAGATGCTTTGACATACTACGAGAACTCTACCTATTGCTTCTCGTGTAAGACTAGGCACTGGACGGGCGACAATAATCAAACACAAAGGAACAAGATGACACTCCATTCTACTAAGATGGCAGAACCAGATGACGATGCAGTCTCTAAGACTATCGTTGATCGAGGCATAACCAAAGCAACGTGCGAGAAGTATGGCGTTGTGCAAGACAGTAACAGTTACTGGTTTCCGTATCACAATGGGAACGATGTGGTAGCGTACAAGAAGCGTGGCATTGTAGACAAGAAGTTCTCTACCGTAGGTGACTGGAGGGAGGGTGGCTTGTTTGGTCAGCATTTGTTTAACAAGGGCGGTAAGTATGTAACCATAGTAGAAGGTGAGATGGATGCCCTCGCCTGTTACCAGATGCTAGGTAGTAAGTACCCTGTTGTATCAATCAGGAACGGAGCAGGATCAGCAGGTGCTGACATCCGTAAGAACTATGAGTGGCTTGATAGCTTTGACTCTATCGTTGTGTTCATGGACAATGACGATCAAGGACACGAAGCGTCTAATCAGATAGCTGAAGTCTTTGGTTCTAAGATCAAGGTGTTCAAGTCTACGTCTGAGTTCAAGGATGGTTGCGATTACTTGAGTCGAGGAGATGAGAAGTTATTCTTCGAGAAGTGGTGGCAGTCCGAACGCTATGTACCGGACGGTATCATCGATGGCTCTACCTTGTGGGATGAGGTGTCTAAGCCTGTCGAGAAGAGCATTGTTGACTACCCATTCAGAGGACTCAACAAGCTGTCGTATGGTATACGTGAGGAGCTTGTCACTATCACAGCAGGGTCAGGGCTAGGTAAGTCACAGTTCGTACGTGAGTTAGTGTGGCATGTGCTGAAGAACACAGACGATAACATAGGGCTGATGTTCTTAGAGGAATCAACCAACAAGACAGCACGTTCTATCATGTCACTCCATGCTAACAAGCCGTTGCACCTACCTGATGTAGAGTACACCACTGATGAGTTGCGTCAGTCGTTTGATGCTACGCTAGGCACAGGTCGTATGTTCTTGTTCGATCACTTCGGATCAACGAGTATCGATAACATACTGAGTCGAGTTCGTTACTTGGCTAAAGGATTAGGTTGTCGTTTCGTGTTCTTGGATCACGTGTCCATAGTCGTGTCAGCACAGGGGTCAGGTGATGAGCGTAAGTCTATCGATGAGATCATGACTAAGCTACGTATGCTTGTGGCTGAGTGTGGTATTTCGTTGTTCGTTGTGTCACATCTTAAAAGACCTGATGGTAAGGGACACGAGGAAGGTGCTGCCACATCTTTGTCACAATTACGTGGCTCTGGTTCTATCGCACAGCTATCAGACCTAGTGATTGGACTGGAACGTAATGGTCAGGATGCTGATCCACTTGAGAGACATACTACTCATGTACGTGTACTCAAGAACAGATTCTCTGGACTCACTGGACCAGCGTGTCGCTTGCTTTATGACTTGGATTCTGGTAGAATGATTGAACGTAAAGACGAAGAGGAAGACGTACTATGAGGTCAATCATCATAGACATTGAGACTAACAGTACAGCCACGCATATCTGGTGTGCTGTTACTAAAGACTTATCAACTAAGGAGGTAAGAGTATGGGAAGAGAAAGATCAATTAGCAGAATACCTAACAGAAAGAAGCACGCTGATAGGTCACAATATCATAGGGTTCGATCAGCCTGTGCTACAAAAAGTATGGGGTATCGATACAACTCATCACACAATGTCAGACACGCTAGTCATGTCAAGACTACTGAACCCAATCATCGAGGGAGGACATTCACTCAGAGCTTGGGGTCACAGACTAGGAAATTACAAGGATGACTTTAAAGACTTTGATGGTGGGCTTACAGAAGAGATGGTCAGCTATTGTAAACAGGATGTTTCCGTTACCGAGACACTACATAAGCGTCTTAGCAATGATCTATTGGTATGGGGTAACTCATTGGATCTCGAACATCAAGTCGCTCTTATTGTTAAGCAACAGGAAGAGAAAGGATTCAAGCTCGATGTTAAGAAAGCGTTATTCCTTTTGGCAGGTTGGAGGAAAAGACTACACGAAATTGAGGAAGAACTACAAGAAGTTTTCAGACCTATTGTAACACGTAGGTATAGCGAGAAGACAGGCAACAGACTCAAGGACAAAGTAGAAGTGTTCAATCCTGGATCACGTAAGCAGATAGCAGAACGCTTGATGACTCTGGGTTGGCAACCAACTAAGCACACAGAGAAAGGATCGGTGATTGTCGATGAGAAAGTATTACAAACTATTGACTTACCTGAAGCTAAACTCATTGCAGAATACTTACTGTTACAGAAACGGTTGGCTCAAGTTGAATCATGGATTGACCATGCAGATAACAACGACAGGGTTCATTGTAAGGTCATCACCAACGGAGCAGTGACAGGTAGGATGACGCACAGCAAACCTAATCTGGCACAGGTGCCACGTGTAGGTAATCCGTTTGGTAAGGAGTGTCGTGAGTGTTGGACAGTAGAGGATGGTAATGTACTGGTAGGTATAGATGCTAGTGGTCTTGAGTTACGTATGCTTGCACACTACATGCGTGACGAGGAGTACACCAACGAGATATTGAGTGGTGACATCCATACTAAGAACATGGAGGCAGCAGGTCTTACTAACAGGGATCAAGCCAAGACTTTTATCTATGCTTTTCTTTATGGTGCAGGTCCAGCTAAGATAGGTGCTATCGTAGGTGGTGGTGAACGTGAAGGTAAGAAGTTAATTGATAGCTTTCTTGCCAACACACCAGCACTCAAGACACTGAGACAGAAGGTAGATAGACTAGCTAAACGTGGTTGGCTACCTAGTCTTGATGGTCGTAGGCTTATGGTTCGATCACCACACGCTGCCTTGAATGTATTACTACAAGGAGCAGGTGCAGTAGTAATGAAACAAGCATTAGTATTGTTGCATTCTAAACTAAATCGTGGTATAATAAATGCTTCGTTTGTAGCTAATGTTCATGATGAATGGCAGATAGAAACGAATGAAAAACTTGCTGAATCTGTAGGTCAAGCTGGCGTGCAGGCAATTCAGGAAGCAGGACTCACACTAGGGCTACGTTGTCCACTCGATGGTGAGTATAAGATAGGTACTAATTGGGCAACAACACATTAAGGAGAAGTAAAATGCAAGACTTAAAAGCAATAAAGGTAAAAGCTGATATCATGTGGGCTTTCCTTGACACACCTAACCAGATGTCTGAGAAGTATCAGGTTGATTTGTGTAACCTATCTGATGGTGCAGTCTCTGCACTAGAGGATCAAGGTATCGAGGTGAAGCGTAAGGAAGATAAAGGCTTCTATATTGTAGCTAAATCTAAGAAGTTTCCTATCAAGACTGAGATGCCAGATGGTTCAGGCGTATCAGGAAAGGTAGGCAATGGAT